CCGCTAAGCTGTGGTCCACCGCATCGGAGGTCCTGGAAATGAACCCAGAAACCTCCGGTAGTGACTAACACTGCTCTGCTGGAGGCTACATAGGCCGCTCGGTGCAAATGCACTAGAGGCGTACCAGCCAACAAACCAATTCGCAGCCTGAAGTAGTGACAAAACCACATAGCTTCCTCAGGCCTTGACCAGTCCCAGGTCGACTTATCATCGTCGACAATGTGCCAGTCTCTGTTATCTGGCGGCTGCAACCAATCGAGCACTTCGACAATCTCACCACGAAGGTCAGCAAAGCCTAATTTGCTCGGTAGGAGCCTCCAGTTTCTAACCAGCCACTCGTCCATATGAGCCCAAAGCATGCGGCCAATGATTTGGTCGACTACCGAGACCGATGAGATCAATCGGAGTCGCCCTTCACGGATCTTCGCTAGCTTGTGTGGTTCTCGCTTAATGAACACTCGGACGAAGCCAAAATCAAACTCCCCCTCCTCCCACCTTTGAATCCTACGCTCTACACAAGCGCGCACGAGCTGCATGATTGACCAATCCTTGACTAGGAGAGCGTTCGTGACCGCTGCTGTCTTCCAAGGATACCCTGGCGAACTGCTTGGGTTCAACTTAGAGACCGCAAAATGGAAAAGGTCATCGAAGCTCATTACTGGTACTCTGAAGCCCTCAGTTGCGTTCCAAAAGAGGTCCGCTACTGTTGTTGCGCTAGCTTGGATTCGAGCGTGGTCAGGCGGTCCAGCACGGCGTTCAGCGTACTGACGACGTCGGAATTCGGCGTGCCACTTGAGGCTTGCGACTTCGCCGTCTTCCGTCGTGGACGGGACTTGGAGTTGTTCGATTTGCGAACGGGCCCAGGCTTCTCTTGGGAAGCCTTCTGGACAGCTTGCTGGGACCCACTGTCTGGCGCTGGAGGGTCGGTGGCGGCTGAGACCGAGGACGCGCTCTTCTTCGGCGCCGCCTGCGGAAAATGCTGCATCTCCGTTTGAACAGAGGCTGTAGCCATCACAGGCGAAGCTTCAGGTGGCGCTGACTCCTCTTCTACAAAGCCATAGCGACGAC